CTACTCTATACGTTTCCACATATAACAAGTAATGTACGGCTGCATATTGTTGTGTGCATTACCGCCTCCTGCATTCTCCATCGTTGCACTTGCCGCATGGCTATGCGTTGCATCAATTTTAAATCCGTCTTTGTATTTTGTTGTTTTACTTGTACCACTCGGATAAAAAGCACTATCGTCACCTGAGGCGCTACATATGCCCGTTACCGTGTTTCCTGGACCCCAATCTGCTCCCTGTCCAGCAAAATTATGCACTGTACCTATAAGTTGTTTTTCTGTAATGTTAACTGTTGTAGAATGTTTGTGTGACGCTAATTCGTCTGTTGATAATTTATGTGTTTTTTCTCCACCGCTTTTCTCTACAGTTGAAAAGTCACTGTCAGATGTATCCACTCCCACAGGTACTCGACCAGTTCCCCAGGCTGCCCATGTGCCTCCGAAAAGTTTTTCCGGATTCGTGTCGTTTATGCTCATATAGATGCTACCGATGGGATAGATTGTGTTGAATGTGATTTCTCCTGCTGCCTTTATTGCTTCTGCGGCATTTTTCTCGGCTGTTGTTGCCCTTGCTGCCGCTCCGCTTGCTACTGCCTCTACACTTTTAATTCCGCTATTATAAGTATTCTGGGTCTCTATCAAAGTTTTTATAGTTGAACCTAAGGTTACCTTACAATCACTAACATCTTTCAAATTTTTACTTACTTTGCTTACTTGCATATATGCGTTTATTCCGTGTGGTTTTGACCTGACTGGAAGCTTATCTCCGACATTAATATTTTTTACATCATATCCTAAGTCTTTCAGGTCTATTGCTGTAAGTTCAATCGTTATAGATAAATTTACGAGTTCTTTAATATCTTCCTTAGCTCTTTCTAACAATCTCGATGGACTTTCAACATCCGAATAGGAAACTGTACCAAATATCTTTCCAAAAGCTTTAACCGCTTCCAAATCACAAATATAATCCACATTATTATTCACGCTTGAGATTGTTACTGGTCTTCCTATTGCACTATTTGTTGCTCCAAGCGGTATAATGCATGTTTTTATGTCATCTGCCTTTATATATTTGGTAATATCTAAGATATTCTTGCCAAACGTCACTGCCTGCCCCGTTTCATCGTCATATTCCTTCAGGTAATCAATATAATATTCCCCTTTTTCTTCTCTTGTTCGGATATATCCCCCGTAAACATTTAATAACTTATCATCAATTGCTGTTCTGGTATCTTTATAATCGCTTTCATCATACTTGGCTTTTTCACCCGCTACCGTCACGTTGCCAATTCTAAATTGTTTTTCAGGTTCTACTTGCTCATTGTGTTTCCCAATATACAATCGAAAAAGTTCACTCGGAGTATATTCTCCTTTATATGGCCGCTGAACAGAATCAAGAAGATATGCCATATTTCCTTCACAGGTTATTGTCTTCTCTCCTTCAAAATCAATTTCTTCATCTAATACTCGAGAACAGAAGATTTCTTTTTCGTTGCCCTGAGTGTCAAAATCAATTATCCGAATTATCGTTTTTAATTTTTTGAAAGAATCGTAAAATGGATTATCCGAATATACAGAAAAAGTAAAAGAACCATTTTTATTTAACTCTGTATCTAATTTAGGGTCGGCAATTTGTCTTGTCGAATCCCACGGATGATATAAATATTCATCTCCAATTTTTACTTTATACATTACAAACTGCCTCCACGATAATCTACAGATACCGTTCCATTCCCAGTAAATATCAGCGTATTATCTCCTTCCCCTAACAATAAGTCAGGGGATTTACTCTTGCCTTTTAGAAGATTGTAAATTATACCATTATAACTTACCGTCATTTCTTCGCTACAATCAAATACCGGGATAACCCTCATTGTTCTTCCTGGAATAATAACTTCCAAGTTTCCTTTCACTTGCAAATCTTTATAATTCCTAACAATTCCTGTTTCAAAATTAAAAGAATCCCACAACCAATTTTCTAAGGATGAATACAACTCTAATTTATACGGATCACGATTTACTGTTATCTCCACAGAGCTATATCTTCTATTCAATTTCTCTGTGTTCACAGAAACCCTACCTTCATAAAAAAAATCATCTTTCCCAAGAACTACCCTCATTCTTTTTCCATGCAGCGTATTCCTTAACTCACTTGCTCGCATAAGCCATAAATCGTAGTTGCCATCTTTAAAATCAAATGTGAGTTTCATTGTTGTATTTTTGTAGACAGGAAATCCTGTTAGTGCATCTGTCAAATCTAAATCTCCATTCCTCCCAGGAATCTCCTTGAACTTCTCATCTACTTCTGCGGTTCCTGGATCAATTGATAATGCACGTAATCCGAAATCTTTATACATGCTGTAATCTCCAATCTTTACATCAAACATCAATTTCTCCTTTCTACTTTCGTCTGCTCCGTTCCAAGATTCTTATTTACATATGGGGTTATTCGTTTCCCGACTTTCTTTCCGTCCAGCTCTACAGTCGTATGAATCTCTGCATTCACTTCAACGGGCTTATTATCCTGTACAATTACAACTTGCTTATTTCTACCCTGCCCGTTATAGTCTGGCGTATCTGGATATTCTACAGACTCAACCTTCTTTCTCATAGCATCCAAAGAAACATCAATGTCCTTTTCCATCTGTGCTGTTGCCTGCGGCATATATTTTTCAAATGCCGCTGCCAATCCAAGAGGAAGATATTTACCAATCTTATCTCTCATTATTCTTGAAGGAGATTTGATTTTTAATTTCTTCTTCATACTCTTGATTAGCTGGCTACACATCTCATTTACGGCCTTTGTCATTCCTTTGGTTTGTGATTTCATCCCAGAGATAAAACCTTTCATAGAATTTTGGCCGATTTGATTTAATTGTGTTTTTAATCCATCCAATTTCTTGGATAAGACCGCTTCATATTCTTTTCCAAGATTATCAATATCATCTTTAAAGAAAGCTTTTCCAAAACTATCAGAACCATTGTAAATTTCATTCCATTTACTTATGTACTGTTTAAAATCTTTTGTACTTAAAGATTGCAGATACTCCATGTAATCGTTAGCATTTGCAACATCCATCCCTAGAATCTGCTCCATCAATGATACAGGGATTTTATTCTTTAATGCCTTGATTCTGTTCTGGTAATTTTTGATTGCTTCTAAATTTCCATCGAGGTCATACAGAGAGCCTGTACTTCTCAGTTTAGAAATCATATTGCTACGCTTCTGGATTAAATCATCGTATTTTTCCTGATACTTCTTAGATAGTTCTTCAATATCTTTCTCTGCTTGTGATACGATTTTCTTTTCCTGCTGCTTTAGCGCATTGCCATAAACGGTAATCATAGATTTTCCTAAACTGGAATAAGTATCTGTGACCGCTTTTTTCTTCTTTTTAACCTCAGCAAGCTGTTTTTCTAAAGATTTTGTACTCTTCTTATCTTTTTTAGCTTTCTTAATCTGCTTATTTAAGCTCTTAATCTTTTTGTCGTACTTATCTGTCTCTTTATTCTTCCCAGACTTAATCTGCTTATTTATCAGATTCTTTCCTGCTGTCGTTGCCTTAGAAACTTGTGAATCAATTGCAGTAGATAAACCATCTTTAAAAGTCTTGCCTACTGTTTCAAAATTTCCTTTTTTGCTAGCGTTTTTCGCAGAAGAAACAGCAGTATCACAGAGCTTTTTCATTGTCTTTTTGAGATTCTTCTGCTCTGCATTAACCCCAGCAATGATACCGGTTACGATGTGCTTACCTACTTGTTTTTTAAAAACTCTCGAAGGCGATTTAATCCCTAATGCTTTCTTGGCAGCACCTAAAGCGCTTTTTGCAAGTCCTTGCATTTTACTTATCAAGGAGCCTGCCATTGCTCCAATGCCACCAATAATACCTCTTACAATGTTTGTGCCAACACTTCCCCAACTGATTCCCTTGAACGCATTGACCACTTTCGTTGCAAGACTTTTTGCAGCACTTCCCATCCTTCCGGCCAGACTAAGCAAGCCCGAAATAAGCTTTGAAATAACAGTTTTACCTAAACTCAGCCAATTCACACTTGAAATTGTTGTAAAAATCTTCTGTGCAATTGACCTTGCTACGCTTCCGGCATTGCCGCCCATTCCTCTGATTCCAGAAACTAATTTTCTAATCAGAATCTTTCCAAGATTTAACCAGTCTGTTTTTACAAACTGATTCCAAATGAATGTACAGATATTTTTTGCCGCTCCAACTGCATTTGTGGCTGAACTCTTTAGTCCACTTACTAAACTCTCTATAATACTCTTTCCTGCGCTGAGCAGGTTAATATGCATAAACACGTTATAAATAGCAAGAACAATCTGTGGCAATGCTGCAATTAACTGAGGTATAGCCTGTACAATTCCGATAATCAAATTGGCAATAATTTTTACTCCGGCCGCAATTAACTGCAATAATCCTGTATCAATCGCCGCACAGAATGAATTAATAATCTGTGGCACATACTCAATCAACTGTGGTATTGAGTTAATCAGTCCCTGGGCAATTGATGTGATTATCTGAATGCCTACGGTAATTAACTGCGGGAGTGCGGAGATGAATCCAAGTGCAAGTTGTCCAAGAATTTCTGCCGCTTTAGGTATCAGTTCTGGAGCGGCTTGTGATATTGCATTTCCTATCTGGGTAATAATCTGCAAGCCATAAGTAATTAACTGCGGCAATGCCTGCACAATTCCGGTGCTAATCGCATTTATCGCCAGACCTGCCACTACAATCAACTGGGGCAATGCAGATGTTAGTCCGGTAGCTAGTTGCCCAATGACTTCTACTGCCTCAGGAATTAATGTTGGGGCTGCCTGGGTGATAGATGTTCCTATTTCGGTAACAATCTGCATTCCACAGCCTACAATTTGCGGCAATGCTTCAACAAGACCAGAACTAATAGAACGTACCGCTTGTCCTGCCGACTCAATCAACCGCGGGGTTGCTGAGCTTATCGAACTTATTAAGGCCAAGATAATTTGACCACCTACAGATAAAAAGTCAGGAACTCCTTGCGTTATGCCAAGAAGTATATTGGTAGCTATTTCAGCTCCCATCTGAGTTCCTTGCTCTACCTGCCCTTGCATATCATCCCATAAATCGCTAAATAGTTCAGGAATTGTTGATGCTAAACGAGGGATAATTTCCCCTAAGTTTTTACCGATATTCTCCATCATAACCGTAATAGAGTCCGCAAGTTCTTCTGCGGTTCCAGAACCATTCAGAAAATTATCGTATGCAGCCTTAGCGCTATTCATTGAGCCTTCGATTGTTGTGGCTGCTTCCTTAGATGTCGTTCCTGTAATACCTAACTCTTTTTGAATGACATGAATTGCATTGTATACGTCCGCGAGATTACTAATATCGTATTTAACACCTGAAAGCTTAGACGCATCTGCAAGCAATCTTTCCATTTCCGATTTTGTGCCGCCATATCCAAGCTTTAAATTATCCAGCATTGTATAATTCTGTTTTGCGAATCCCTGATATGCATTCTGGATATCTACCATATTGGTCCCCATCTTATTCGCATTATCAGACATATCAATCATAGCCATATCGGCTACTTTTGCTGCTTTGCTCGTATCTTTTGCGCAACTCTGTAATAACGATGCTGAAAAGCTAGTTACATTCTGCATATATTCATTTGCAGACATTCCAGCCGTTTTATAAGCCTTATTTGCATTATCAATTACAGTCTTGGAACTTTTCTTGAATAATGTCTCTACCCCGCCAACATTTTGTTCCAGCTTGGAAACAGAATCTAAAGATTGTTTTGTCATCGCTCCCAATGCTGCACTCACACCAACAACCGCTCCAGCAGTTATTGCAAGTCCTTTTTTAGCAGCACCACTAATCTTAGAAATACCAGAATTAAATCCATCCGCATCAATCTTCGTATCAAATTTTAAAGAGCCATCGTAACCCATACACATTCTCCTTTCGAATATGCACGGCTCAATGGCTCACTAATGCACTATCATTTATTCTTTATTTTTATTTCTACCTCGCTTCCGCACTTTTTACACTTCAAAAAAACACCACTACTTCGAGCCGTGTTATCATAAATCAGCAAATGTGCTCCACAGTGCGGGCATGAGTACCATTTTCTCTCAAATGGAATTGCTTTTATATTCATATCAAAACATCATATTTCCAAAAGCATCTCCAATCTCTTCACTGGTTACAACCCGGTCAACAATCGCAATCTGCTTCTGGATTTTTCTAATCCTTTCTCTTTCTTCCTTATCTTTGATTTTACTTAAATCAATGCTTCTATAGCCCATCCGTTTCTTTAATTCACAATCTTCATTCATGCCGTCTATGAGCATCTGAAACTTCCACCAGTGCATATAAGGCACTTCTGTTAAGTCGATGCCATAGCATTCTAAAAAACCAGCTATGATATATGGCGCATCTTGATTGTATGATATTACAGGCGTATTATGCTGCTCCTCACTCTCCTGATCGTTTTCTTCCTCTCGATTGCTTCTCGTTTCCCGACCTCTATAATTCGTTACAAAGTCGGATAGTGCTTGCAAACATTCTGAAAATTCTCCGGCCGGTTCATCAAGAAACCATGACATAATGAGCTCTGCTTTCTCAATTGTATTGACTTCATCATCTTTTAAAAGATCTATAAGCTTTATATATTCCCGGAAGTCCGTTACAATCCGAACTCTTTTGTCATTTACGACTACATAATCCGGAAACGGTTCGTACAAAGGATTCATCGTTTACCGCCGTTATAGGATTTGAAATTCTTCTTTTTTCCTCTTCTCTGCTCTCTATTTGGTGCATACTTATTAGATATCTCAAAACGTCTTGCATTTGCTTTTTTAACTGCTGTCTGCATAAAGTTAAGGAAATTATCATAGACTTCATCACAAATTCTGGTGTTTTTCTTACCACCAAAGATTTTCTCTCCCGTTCCGTCTCCAAATACTCTGTCATAGAATTTGTAGTGAACATTGCAGTATCCTCTAATAAAATCAGGCATACTTCCTACTTTATCAAGACTATTTGCATCTGCATCCATCTGCTCAAAGGACTTCATTACTTTTTCAAAGATATCTGCATCTTCAAGATCCAATTCTAATTCAAGTCCATTAATCTTCCAAATTCTTTCATTGTCATTCTGGCTCATGGCTCAATCTCCTTTTTAATTTCATCTTCTACTTCCGCTGCCTGCACATCGACAGCCACATTAGGGTGTAACTGTCTCACTGAATGTACAAGTTTTACCGTCAGGAGATACTTTCGCATATCCCTTTACGATATCTGTTTTTACAGAAAAACTCCCTGAATACTGCAATGCATCTGTTCCATCTCCAGAAGAATCTGGCAGGATGGAATAGGTTCTCTTTCGTGCTACATACTCATCATCTTTCTTAGATTCTCCCTTGTCAAAGAAATCCACTACAACAATATCTCGTGTCTCTCCAGTAAGTTCATCGTCCTGGACCTTTGCGAGATCCGCCAGTACTGGATCATCAGAATGATGATCAAATCCATATTCCAAAGTTGTTCCGTATCCCGTTACGTCGCTGTCCTGGCTATCTTTATCAACATACTGACGCTCATATGTGATTGGGTTCTTTCCTTCCGTCAAGGATGTGAAATGCTCCATTCTGTTGTATGTAGAGGTTTCTTCACTACCAGAAACTGGAACGCCATAAAACGCAACTCTCTGGCTACGTCTAACTAATTTTGCTTTTGTCATGTTTATACCTCCTGTGTATAAAGAAGGCGGCATTCTATACGATACTGGGCATACTCGCCTTGTGCATCATATAGATAGCCGCTGTTTAATGTTTCTAATTCATATGGATGTTGTTTTTCATTTGGGAGATTTGGCATTTCTCCTTTTTCTGTCTGCTGTTCCATCCATTCTTCAAACGCTTGGTAAAATCCGCTGTTTTCGATATTGATTCTGGCATCTTCGTCATATTGCTCCTTGCTCGTAAAGGCAAACTGAAACTGTTTTTTCTTGCCACCATCAACATATTTCTGTAACACTGGGTCACAAGGAAGCGGGTCAAGAGAATAACTCATACTTTCTGACAAATGGTCTACATTCACCCTGTAATCATCAAGAAATGGGCAAGTCAGAATAAATGAACGGATAGCATCAATAATATTAACCTCCTGCATATTGCTGTGCTCCTTTCAAGATACTATCTTTATGCCTGTTTTTCATTCGCTCGAACCAACGCGACTTTTCTTTATGTTCATAGTACTGTCTACGAGCATAGGGTGTGATCTGATTAATCTCTCCGGAACCAATTACTGTTCCGAGGGTTGCTGACTTAATCAGCACCCCTGTTAATCGTGGCGTTTCTGGATTCATCCTTCTGATACATTCAGAATCAATAAATCCCTGTGCCTTACTAAAACCTGCTTCTCTTCGCCCAGAAAATCCTTGATTCCATTCCATCTTAGCTGTTACAGTCCCATTTGCAGTTTTTACCGTATAAATACTTCCCCGCGGAGTCTGAATTACAAAGTTTCTCTTTGCCGTCACTATACACCACCTACTTTTATGTGCTGGTTAGAGCCAAATATATTGTAATTTGCCGATGTAACTTTGCAATATTTCATGCCTTTTAAATCTTTGACCGATGTCACATCAATACCACACTCACCTTTTACGAGATAATCATCTTTTTTAATAACAATTGATGTATCTGGAATCCTAATCACGAAAACATCTGCGCTTTTCAATCCTTCTGTAGTAATCACAGAAGCTTCTGATTCATGCCACCAGACTTTATCAATAAATGTCTTTTTCCAGACATCCATTCTTTTCTCATTGTCATATTGCCGGCTATATAATGTCGCAGATGCATTTGTGATCATCCTGAACACCCCCTGCTTAATAACCCAGTGAGGACAAGATGCGGATATGCTGCAGCATACTGTTTCTTGCGAAGAATCACTTCTTTGATTTCTCCGTCTGTCTGCTCTGTTACATAGGTCACGCTATAACCATCTGTATTTTCAGATTTCTTTTCCCCTTCCGTAGAGCTTTCAGCTTTATAAATAACTTCCGCAACTGCACAGGCTGCAGCTTTCACTTCCTCTGGAATATTGTTTTCATCCACTCTTGAAAAAGTAATTGCCTTAATATATGTGCTTGCTCTTGTGATCACACGCTGGAACTGCTCGTTTGGGATAATATTACCGCCGTACTCTGTCATGTAAAATGCAAGGTCTGCATATCTTACCATAAAGTCACCGCCTATTCTCCTGCTTTTAATACAGCAAATGGACATCTCTTTGTTTTATCTGTTTTTAATGAGTTGATTGGGTTTGGAATCTCCCATCCAAGACGCATTACAGCACGAAGAGCAACCATATCATTCTGCATCAAGTTGTACGCAATCGTTCCGTCCGTATTCTGGACAACGCCCTCGGTAAATAACTTAAATGTAATATCTTGACGGATTGCATAAACAAGCTGACTGAAATCTCCGGAAATCATAAGGGCCTTTGATTTGTCAAACGCTCCATTGTTCGGGAAGTTCATTGGAGAACCATCTAAAGCATAATTGGTACTTCCCTGCATATCGCTCTTGAAGATTGGATTTCCGTTTGTATCTTTAAGGCCTCTTAATTTTGCACGCATAGAAATATCTGCCATATGTCCGTTTACAAAATAGCCGCAGTCTTCCACTTTCGCGATAACCCCATCTTCTGACATGATCTTGTCATACAAATCATCACCGGTGCCGTATGTTACTACGGTTCCTGCCTTTGTTGCAGTTGCAACTACTCCATCTCTCCATGTAGATGGCTTTTCTGTTCCAAACAGTACGGCTCCATCAATAACCTTTCCGAAAGCTTCCGTTACTCTTGGCTTTACCTCGGCCCAAATATCATATTCTGAATCATCAAGTACAGATTCTGGGATTGGAACAATAACCGCAATCTCTTCTGCTACAATAAACTTCTTATCCCATGCCTGCTTAGTTGTCTTTTTCTGGCCAGTATCACCATTTACAAAATAAGCGATTGGTAACATATCAAGAACCGGAACTTTATACTGCTTGCTTGTCATGTTGGCAAGCTTTCTTCCTCTTGACAGCACCGCTGACTGTGTGATTGTTCCCTGGATAATCTCATTTGCTTCCTGTACCGGAATCAGGGAATCCGCACCGCTACGGTCAATGATCGTCGCATCGCCCTCAAAAATTCTTAAGTTCATTCTTTCTCTTTTCAATTCATTCATCTCCTATCTTCTTGCCGCTGCACGAATCGCATCATTAATGGATGCATTTACATTTCCTCCAGATCCGTTAGAGTCGCTTCCTGTAGATGTAGATACTCTATAAGAAGAACCTCCCACAAATCTCGGATTCTCTTTTAAATACTTTTCCGCAGCCTTTTCAAATGTTGTTTTATCATCTACAAGCTTCGATACCTTAAACATGACATAATCAACATCTTCCGCTTTTACACCTTTCCCTGAAAGGAACTTCTCCTGCTTCATCTGCTGGGCTTCTTTAAGTGCCGCATCACGTTCCTGTTGCATCTGCTCAATATTCGGCTGGTTCTTTTTCTGCTGGGCTTTATAATCAGTAATTGCCTGGTTCACCTGTTCTTCTGACATACCCTGCTGCTGAAAGTATGATTTTAATGCAGAACGCTCTGCCCTCTCTGCTCTTGCGTTAGCAATTTCCTCTGCCTGCGCGTAACTGTAAGTCGGCTGTCCACCGCTCCCAGCATTATTCTGATTATTGTTATCTCCTCCAGCACTTCCTCCCGGTTCTCCGGCACCAGCACCACCGCTGTTTTCAAAAATTCTTAAGTTCATTCTGTTCTTTTTCATGATAAATACCTCCATACATGAGTGTTATTCCAGAGCTTTTTTCGTCATCATGTTTTGGACATAATAAAAGCACCCTTCCAGATGTTTAGATGAATCGTATGCAATTATATTCCTGGTTAATATCTGTCATTGCAAGGAACCAGGAATCAATTAATAGCTTTCCTTTCTCGGACAACTCTTTCCACTCAATTAATGCGGATCCGCTGCCTAAGTCTGTTGTTATCTTATCTTCTGTCAAATCCTGCAATGAATTAATCAAACTGTTTGTCAATGCCGAAACAGCCGTACACGCTCGGTCAATTCCGTCTTTACCCTTTCTTCCAGCGTGTCCCTTTAGTTCTACCTTGTTCTTTCGAACGCTTACTTCAATCAAAATAACCCTCTCCTTTCTCAAAATAAGTATAAAAATAACACGCATTTCTGCGTGCTGTAATCTTATTCACTATATTTGCACATCTGGCATTTTTCTCTTGCTGCCTCGATATCTTTTACTTGTGACAATTCTTCTACTGAGGATACCTTAAAAAATCTATGCAGGCACATCATAGAATCATAACACAAATCTGGATGAACGACCTTGCCGTAAACAGGGCAATAATGTTCCTTATCATAATTAATCTCATTATCTGACATATTTCTTAATCACCTCCAAGATTCTTTCTGTGTTACTATCAAAATCTTCTTTTTTCCATGCCGTTTTATAAATCCAACCTTCATCAGTCTTTGTGATAACACACACACCGTCTTTACTATAAAAAGCTTGCCTCTTGCCGCCCCATTGGTTCAACATTATATCCGCATTTTTCATATAGCTTCTGATTTCATCATCTGTTATTTTTCTTTTTAACATCCTCTGCATGATATGATACGGCTCATGTTTTCCTTCTGGCAAGATGAAAGCTTGCTTGCATACCGGCGGTAATACAATCCCTTTTGCTAGTTTCTCTTTTTTCAAAGTATCGTAAACATCATAATATTTCTTACTGCTGTTAGGATACTTCGTCAGATATTCTTTCAACCCTTCTAAGTATTTCCACTTTTCGCTATTATTATATTTTATTTGTCCAAATTCTGCAAGGGAGCCTGCTGCGTCTCCTATCGCATTTTTATATCTTCTGTACTGTGCAATATCTCTTCCAGCATTTTGAATCATCTCTGGTGGAAATTGTTTCACAGCTTTAAGACTTCGCGGAGCTACTCTCCCTCTCATATCAAGATAGATACGCTCTCGCTGCTGTTTTAACCCCATCCGTTTACTAAATCTTGCATACTCACTTAATTGAGCCTGATATTTTGCTTTATGCAGCATAACTTCATCTTTATCCGCTCCGCCGCTCTCCATCAGTTTTACTTTCTGCCGCTGCGCTCTCATGGCTGTTTCCATTTTTCTCTGTTTTTGTCTTGCTTCATAAGCCGTATACGCCTTTCCATCAAAGCTTTGGGGAGTATTGTCCTTCTTGTTCTGCTCATCCAGCCATTCATCTGTATAATTTCTTACCGAAATGCCTGGAAAGAAAGGGTAATACATATGATAACAGTTTGCTCCAAGAAGTCCCGTTACTGTCCCTAAACCACAAACAGAAACAAGCTGCTGCTTCGAATATACTCTGCCCTGCCACACTGCATGGGTTGGTCTTGCTCCTGCGTGCCAGTCTACTTCAAAGTATTCTGTTCCAAGCTGCTGTGCATGGTATTCATTAATCTTCCCACAAACCTGTGCTACTCCTGTCAAAACTGCTCTTCTGGCAGCCACATCAACCCTGTTGGTCCATCCAGAAGGATAGTCAATTGTCCTCATACCACTGTTTGTTAGTTGTGTAACCGTCCTTCTTAAAACGCTGCCATAATCAAATGCCCCAGAAACAATATCATAACAGGCATTATCTAAATAACCGATATAAATCTGTGATAATGGAGTAACAACCATCTTTCCATTATAGTTTAAATAAAAGCCAAGCGAATTTGTTATGTTTTCTAAGTCTTCCCGGCTTTGCCTGATGATTGCTTCTACTTGCTGCTGCATCTGCTCATTCTCTTCGTAAGGGATAAATTGTGCATTAACCTGCTCGTATATGTCTTTATTCCGGACATATACCCAGTCAATGACCTTATCATACAGCTCAAACATTTCTGGGTAAGAAGCATTCAGTGTGTCCTTTATCGCTTTTTCAATGTCTTCCGAAGAATACCCAAGAATCTTTAACCTGTTTATCTGCCAGTCGGCTGTGCTGGTGATTTCTCCTGTTTTTCTTATTCTTCTTACGATATCTTTCATGATGCGTTCTTCCAAATCAGTAAAGCGTGCTGCTATTTTATCAGCTATCTTGTTTTTATATTCATCTCTCATCTTACTCCATCACCTGATTTTGCTCCGGAAGATTCTTTCTTGCCTGTTCCACAGTTTCACCGTACCATTTCGCCCGGTATTCTTCTATCGCCATTGCTCCTATGGCTACATCTTGCATATCCTGCTTTCTCTCCGTCTCTTTATCCTCAATGATAGAATCATCAAATTCTATCGTGATATCTGTATCCTCGTTAAGCGGCTCTTTTAAGACAATCCCTAATCGGATAATAATCTTAATCAACCGCTTCAAGGCATCTTCCAGGATAATCTCATGTTTTTTAATCATCCGATACATATCAGAGTTCTCTGAAATGATTTCTGTTGCTGTCTTCACTCCAGAAGATTCAAAGCGATACCTGTTCGTACCAAAGCCGCACTTTAATGATAAGTAATTCAAGTCGTCATTAATTGCTGCACTGTGCGCTTCTGTCCGAATCTGCATATCAATATCTTTGATAAGACCCTCTTTCCCCCTGTCGTAATCTTCTGGCAGGTTATAAAAGATTCCTTCTTCTGGGTCGAAGGCAAGGGTTCCATCCACATTATGCAGCAGTTCCGGTGCAACAAAGATTCTCTTCCGGCCAAGTAGGAACTCATTGCAATAAGAATCAAATTCTATGTCTAACTTCTTTAAGATATCTATCGCATTCGCAAAGATAGCGATTCCCATCGGGTTACTCTCATCTGCATTATTTGTTATATTCAAACGGTCAATAACAAACTGTGGCTTATCGCTGCCTGTGTGTACCTGCCTTGCCATATTTGCAAAAGGTTTTAATTTTCTCCATTCTTCCTCTGGAAGTTCCGCTCCTTCCTGACTTCCACTCACGCATTGAAGCACAGTGTTTTCAATCACATATTCTTCGCCTTGAATCAGATGTGATTGTACCTGCACATATTTCTTTCTGTTTACTGTGTGTGGAAATAAAAAGATGCACTCTGTAACCTCCCCATTGTTCCAACTGACAGGGTAGATATTTGGTGCATCCACATAATTCATTTTAATATTACCTGAAAGAATTTCTCCATCTTCCGTTATTTCCATGTTATCCAGATACGGAATGTATGCCACTGTACCGGAATAAGCTTTCCGCTCCTGGTAGTCGTTACCTTGAACTAAAAAATGATTCTTATCTAAAATCTTATGTACAAATTCATTTGTTCGCTCATTATCAAGAGTAATCGTTACTCTCTCATTTAAAAGCAGATCCGCAATATCTTCCGAAAGCTTCTTTGCCATGCCAAGGCTCTTACGGTCGCATCTTTTATAAGTACCTCGTCCTGTATAGACTTTGTAAAAGGAAAAATTTCGTACCTTGCCGTTATACCAGCTTGTCCATTCCTTGATTTTCCGATAGAAGGACGCATCTACAGTATCTATTCCTTTTTTCTTAAAATAACTAAATATGTTCAATTTTCTACACCTCCTCCGCTTCTTCTATCGGAAGCCAATATTTTATCCTATCCCACGCACCCATAACGGCATAGCGTATTGCATCCATCGCGTGATCTTTTTCTTTTATCGGTACTTCTTTTCCTTTTTCTATGGATTTCTTATCATATTCATACGTACCAAACTCTTCGATTGCTTTCTCCTGATGAGGAGATATACTCATTATTTCAAAAACTAATGCTTTTTGTACACGACTAATCCCCAATGCCACCTCGTTCTCTGCATCTCTCATAAATACAGTATAATCTAAGTTTCTCGTGGCTCTCCTTATCTCTTCCGCTAACCCTTTTGCAGACGGGTCAAGAAAGATATAAAATACTCGGTTCTCATACTGTTTATGAAGCTCATCCATGAAATCCACCAGATCAGCTGCATATTCCGAGGGGCTTTTCTGCTTGCCGCTTTCTCGGCCACTATAATAATACTCTGCTAACCCCGGAAACTTCTTTCTATATGTATCCAACCCAAAAGCCTGAAATGTTGTTGCATTCTGTTGTCCATAGTCACCACCAATGTAAATACGGTCATATCTCCTATCAGCTTCTGCCTTCTGCCTGTGTCTATCGCTAAACATATAATAGATAAGTTCATCGACACCAACTGCTTCGCCTAGCCATGTCCAACGATACATCTTAATATCTGTTTGCTTCATGATTTCTGCAGAATCAATCAAATCCTGCCCCAGCCAATCCACCGGCACATCTCTGTAATCTGTATGTACATGAATGCAGTCTGGCCGCTTCTCCATTTCCTTACACCAAAGGTTTACCGGTGCATTTGGGTTCTTAGGTGGGTTATATAAATAAATCATCTGGAAGCCGGCTTTATTTCCTCTTACGAATGTCGCTTCTATATTTGCAAGTTCATCCGCTCCATCTCCATCGTCAAAAAACTCTGTCAGCTCATCCAGGACAACCAACTTAATTGGCTTTTCTTCATCAATGATACCTTTTGTATCATCTATGCCATCTGATCCAGAAAAGTATATTGTTGTTTTATACTTTTTGTAGGTAATCTCCATTGGGCTTTTCGTAATATGAAAGCGGTTCTTAGGAATCTGTAAGCGGTTAAGCCCTCGGAGCATTTCTTTGTAAACTGTCTTTCGCAGCTTATTATGATGTTTACGAAGAACAACTACGGAACTATGGGAATCCGCAACAATTTGATAATCTGTCTTAATTGCTGCGAAGCTTGACTTTGTTCCAGCACGCCCAGAAGTGAGAATAATATGCTTATGTTTCTTGTCGTTGAATATCGGAAGATACTTCGGTATCACTATGTCCGATATTCTGACTTGCCTTTTCGTCTGCGTCATTTATAATCTCAACTCCATCCTCCAAATTGTCTGTTGGTTCGGTAGATAACCGCTCCGTCTTCGCCCTGATCTGCTCAATCCTAGCCTTCTGCTCCTCTGTTGCAAGTTCATAATTGCTATGCAGCAGTTCATCATATTGTTTTATCAAGGACCTTAATTCTCCTTGTGCCCTTGCCTGTGCTTTTAAAAATGTTGCCTGTTTATCCCATGCCTGTTGTACCTCCCATTTTTCACCTATAACATTTCCCTCTTTTTCCTCTATCTTTTCAATCGTCTTATCCTCGTGGTCCTTTACATACATGATCTGCTGTGCTCTTACGATGGCTGCATAAGCAATCTGTATATTCTCCCAGAGAATATCTAAAGGGCCCTTCTTTTCAATCTCCTGGATAATAGAAAAGGTTTCTTCCGGAAGATACTTCGAGAAGAAACCATGCTTTTCTGCGTTTTTATTTCCTGGTGGGCCAGTTGCGTTTTTATTCCCCGGCTGCCCACCTCTTTTTGTTTTCGCAACGTTGCGTTTTTCTTTTGCAACGTTGCAATCCCATTTATATCTATTTTTCCAACTTCGGACCGTTCCTTCTGGTACACCTAATCGATTTGCAATCTCAATTAGTTTCTGCCCTTTTTTGTATAACTCTTTCGCTTTAATTATTCTTTTATCAGGCTTTCTCGGCATTTATCACCACCTCTTTATTCGTCGTTTCGGAAATATTCCCCTCCAGGAATCGAACCTGGGACATTGTTTTATGCTCTACCACTGAGCTAAGGGGATAAGAAAAGCACCCCGAAGGGTGCTATCAAATACTTATTCTAATATATTATGTATCAAGTCAAACATTCTACTTAATACAATAAATAAGTTCAATATTAAAGTCACAGAGAAATAATAAATAATATAGCTATCTAACTCTCCATATTTTTTTGAAAATATAGTCATAAAACAAAAAAGAAGTATAAAAATACTATTCATTATCTCATACATTAATAAATAAAACGTTTCATTAATTAATGCTTTTATATGCTTACTTTTAGTTGCATCTATATCTTCTTTGCATTTGTATTTTTCTCTTAAATCTATGATAACCTGTATCAATGTAAAAAACATTGCCGTTAAAATAGAAATTATAATTGTTATAATATTAATAGTAGAATCATCTATTTTATTTTCCCTAACTGCTATATATGCTAAAATTATAGGTAATACAAATACTATACATATTGTTATTTTGCTTTTTCGAAAACAACTTGTGTACTTTTTTATGATATCTGAAAAATCAAAAAAAGTAATATTACTTTTCTTTCCAATAATAAACAATATTAAGATACTAATTATTAAATAAATAGAATTATTGTTCTTTAGGATGTCTCTGAATAAATGTAAATATTTTTCCATCACGACGTTCTCACCTCTTCCAAAAATTCTAATGCATTTTTTCTTATTTCACTTTTTACCAAAGCGTATTCTGGATGATCCCCCCTTCCTTCCATTTCTTTTGTAATATCAATTATTGGAACAATTTTACTTATATTATTCAAGTTAAATGTCCGTTTTCTATTGCCTATCTTAAATTCCATTTTCATTTCGTCATAAATAAAATTTTCATCTGCAATAATTTCTTTTAATCCATTTTTTCCATGTAAAAATCCTAAAATTGCATCTTTCTTCTTTCCGATAAATCCAGTTGGTCCATAGTAGATGCGTTCTTCCTTTATTTCTATTCCTTCGTTAACAGATAATGCCTTCCTGGTATCTAACGGAGCTTGGAAACAAATTAATTTTATTTTTTCCAAAACCCCTCTCTTCATCACCTTTTCTATATATTCTGTTGGAAGTAAGGCTCCCATATTAAAATCTATATCTGGATACTTCTCTAAAATATACTTCCTTAACCTTTTTTCAAAACTGCTTTTCATTCCGAATCTTCCCTCGGTTTGAAATATTATAATTCCATTATCTCTATCGCCGGCAGGAATCAGCATGCCAAAAACAAACGGTATCACTTCTGCTTCATTACTCGTTTTATTATGTGACACTTTTCCCGTTCTTGAGTCTACTAATTCACTAGCTGTTCCATAATCCCCTGTTTTTATCTGACCAAAAATGCACTTATAGTCTGGTCTTCCATCTTTATCCTTCTTATCTGTCCTATCTGTTTTTACAGTGGTAAAAATATTCTCTGATTCATCATCACGGTCATAAGCCCCCTTCATTTCATTCAAAAACTCTTCAACTATATCGACAAAAGACTTATTATTATATATTTCGTTTATATTTATATATTTTTGTTTCATATTTTTACTATGTACATTTATCATATAAACTGATAAACCAATCTTTTTCATATTTTCTCCTCCGTAAAACTTTTTCTTCTATTCTACTACATAGTCTGATGAATTTCTACAATATTATAAATTTTTTGTACATCAAAAAACACCCCACATTTCTGTGGAGTGCCTTCTGAAAAATGTTTTACAAAGGAGAACTATTTATCCTGTCTTCTCAATTTTAAATTTTAACACACTTCATCGTAACATGTGTAACATTCGTAACAAGCTTTCATTTTTCTTCGAAAAATCTTTTAAGTTCCATCTTTAACCCTCCGGAGGTACTGCCTTTCATCCGATCGGCTACTTCTTCCCATGTAAGTTTTTTCTCATATCGGAAGCGGATAATTCTCTGGATACGGATTGGTGCCTGGTTAATGACTTCTAATGCCTGCAGTCTGACGCTGTTTGCCTTTTCTCTCCGCTTGAAAAGAATATCTTTTTCTTTCGTTAAGCGTTCATTGCGTTTCTCATCATACGCAAGTCCTTCGATGTTAAAGGACTGTTGTGTATATGGATGCTCATTCATGCTGCCTTTTACCTTGTCAGAAGTGACTACAGACTGTTTCTGTTCAAGCTCTGCAATATCATCCTCCGTCTCTCTGACTAACTCGCAGGCATCTACATAATCATTGAGAACCTGTTTTATGTTCAAGATAACCACCTCCCGCTATCTATAAATCTTGCCTGTTTTCTTATCTCTGAGTTTAATTCGTCCAAATACTTCAAATTCATCTATTGCCGCTACTGCTTTCATAGCATTAATTGTTCTTGTTACCGAATCTGGCGGCTTATCCGCTGCCTTAATCGCATCATGTGCTGTTTTGTCTTTGTAGTGTTCGTGATTTCGTGTATCCATCCTCGTCCCCCCCTAATAATCCTTATAGATTCTTTCTCCGTTGTGCCCCCTATACAGCTTTTTCAGCGCTCGTCCCAAGCCTTCGTTTAGTCTATTGTCTACTTCTTGTTGCGTTGAAATATCTCCGTTCATCATCATTTGAATCCATTCTCCTGACGTATCAATCAACGCAAATATTTCTTTTTCTGTGAGATAAATACTTCTTCCCATATTCTCGCCTCACTTGTTAAGTATGTAAAATACAAATCCTGTATAAATTAATGCTGCTATAATTACTATTGCTTCTGTTATACTCATTCTTTGCTCCTCTCAAATATGCTCATGCAATTCCGGTGACCCGAACGACTGAGGCTCCAGCTCCATCAAAGCATTATATCTCTCAACATGTTCATCCGGTGTAATCTCATCGTTCATAAGCTCCTGCTCCAATTTATTGTATTCAGCATCTATCCTCTTTTTAAACTCCTGACGACTTATCTTCCCTTCGATAAGCATTTGTTCTAATATTTTGTATTCGTGACTCATAATTTACTTTTTCCTCTTATTCACCTGTTTCGTATGCTCCGCCACTCTCTTGCATCCAGGCTTTCCACTTCTGGTAGGCTTTACCTTGCTTACATGGCTGATTCATTCCCTCGCAACGGTCTCTTTCGGGACATTTCACGCATGGATTAATCATCTGTTTGCTCCTTTCATGAAATCACCTAATGCTCTATTTTTCCAAGGTGCTTCTTTTATGTCCTCTGGTTTGTACGGTTCCGGCAATGGCATCCATGCACTTACGAAATAGCCTAAAGACGCATATGTTCTGCCTGTAAATGGAGCATAAAAAGCTCCTCCCTCATCATCTACTTTCCAAGTACCTACAAGTGGATTCTGCTTCTCATTTGCAAATGATAACAATACATGTTCTCCGTTCTCAGGTGTTTTTTTTTCTAACGGTATCCATTCACAAATTTTAGGCTGCTCTTCAATCAGCTTAATTACGTTTGTGCCTACAAGTAATCTCTCTTCACATTCCTTAATGAGTCTTTTTTCGTCAATCATCTCTTTCTTCTCCTTTCTGCAGCTTTTCGCATATCTTCCCAATCCTTTCTTAAGTCTTCTGGGAATACTTCCGGATTAACTACTTCTTTTCTGGCTTCCAGCTCTGCTCTAATAAACTTTTGTTTTGTTGTTTCTGTTTTTGCCTTTTCTAAGAGATGCAATGCAGTCTCTAAATCTTTCTCGGTAAACTTAGGGTCACATAGGAAAGATGCTATATAAGGCGGCTCTGCGTCCAAATCATGAAGGCTACGCTCAATAATTTTTCTCACGTTATCCGTATAAAGTTCTAACGGGATATCTATCTTAACTTTCTTCATTGTTTCCTTTCTCCCCGACTTCTGTCGGGGAATCAATGGCATATAGCTCCGTGTTGTATCATGGAGCGGTTAACAAGTTACTGCAATGTGTATCTATCCTTAACCCCGGAGGGTGTCCAGCTTTTTCGCCTTCCTGGCAATTCGCTTTGCACTGCGTTCTGTATTTCTTCGATGCTGTCTGCTGGCATAGGGAACTGCCTGTTTTCGTGCCGGCTCTTTGTGCTTCACATCTTTATCATTCATCCGAATAGCATATTCAAGACCTGTCTCTTTTTTTAATGCGTCTATCATCTCCAGCCAGGTAACATAATCCTCCATCAGGCACTCTGTCTTAAAATCAAACCGTTTACGGAAACGCTCTATCCTGGCTGCTCCGAATCCAAATTCATCATGTAATGTCATTGCTGTTAAGATATTTACAGTATCCAGTGTCTGATTCTTTATGTTCTCTACCGCCTTATCTACAGCAGAGCGGCTGACTCCAATCGGAATCCCGGTAATGCCTCTCATACGAAGTTCTTCTTCTAGTCCTTCGATTCCTTTTTTCTTTGCAACTTCTAGTGCATAAGACATACCTTCCTGTCTTGCACGTTCCAATTTATCTATCCTTGCCACTTTAATTGCCTCCCGTAAGTTTTTTCTCTATCGCTGCATAATCATAATCTCTGCCCTCGAAATTATGAAAATTGTTGTTGCCTGGTTTATTAGCTTTCCCGGAGCTCCTGCCTGATGAGCTGCTTTTCTTCTTCGTCAAAGGATAAAATCCCTTCCAGCCTCTGATAAATGCTGTCTTACAGATTAGGATTCTTTCCTGTTCATCCTTCCCCAAGGAAGAAAGTTCCTGCCTCAGTGCTTCTATCTGTTCTTTCATCAACGGGGTACGCTGCTGCTGATTTCTCATCAAGATATATTTTTCAAAGGCATCGTTAAGTTCCGGATTGCTATAATATATATAAGTATTATTTTCTTTTATTTTATTTTGTTGAATATCTGCATCATTTATCGTCTTTTCTGTTGCAGAAATCGTTGTTTCTGTTGCAGAAATAGGATTTTGGGGTGCATTTAATAAAGGTTGACCGTTTTTATCAATCAACCGATATTTATCTTTATTGACTTTGTTCCTAACAGTCACTGAATCGTAGCGTCGCTGAATTCCAGCAGAGGTGATAATATTTTGATTAAGGAGGGTTTTATCAAACAGCCCTATATCCGCACAATAATAAATCACTTGCAACACAAAGTCTTTTTTCTTTACCCAGCGGTTCCCGATGGTTTTGATTATTTTTACCGCTAACTGCTCCATACTGGGAACCTCTAAGTAATAACCTTCATGATAAATCATGCAAAGCAGCACATCATAAATCGTCTGCCCTAATGGACCATACTCATTCATCAGGTCCATGATTTTAAAATCATCATAATAATCAACATCTTTAGAAAAGTAACTAAGCCCTGTCTTGACTTTGCGGCCCATTAAGCCACCGCCTTTCTCATATGCTGCTTATAGCGACCTCCACTCTTGGAGAGTCTGAATAAAATTTCTCCATGGATAACGAGACAATCTGCGTATCATCATGATAAGCAACTTTATTTAACGCATCCAGGATACTCTTAATAACATTATCTAAATCCGGTTTCTTCGTTGGCCGGATAAGACCGGCAAGCATCTGCTGCCGCTTTTTCTTACTGGTGCTCTTTGTTATCGGGTAATATGCAACAATCGTAGCCCGAAGCTCCTCATCCGCACCAAAGGGCCGAACCCCAGTCTGGTAATAGCAGGTCTTTATCAGATTCTCATAAAGTACCGTTCCATCTGGAGTATAAGAAAATGTACGACCATCCTTTGTTCGGACAGTCCGAGCCCTGGCCTTTCCTTTCGGAGGGCCGGGCACTGTAAAACTGATACTACTCATTGCTCACACCTTCATCCCCTGATGTTTCATCAGAAGGCACTTCGCTATACTCTGCATCTACCGTCTCTACTTCCTGCTCGTTTACAACCTCTGACATATCAACAGATAACTCTGATTTGATGCTTTCATCCGAAGTAATCGCTCTGGCAAAGTCAGCTTTCACTGGAGCATATTTAAGAACTTTCTTAATTACTGTCTTCTTTGCCATTTCCTCATAATTTTTCTTCCAAGGAGAATAGTTGCTAGAAAAAGACTGACTATACTTTCTTGCGTGCTGATCGATATCTTCTTTGCTCATCACTTCGAAGCCAAAACCACCGTTTTTAGACTTCCAGAAGGCGTATACAAGGAGAAGCTCCCCTCTATCTCTCGTAGCTGGTTTATGTACAAGCTTCGGATTTAATCCAAGTTCATATTCAAACTCATCATTCCCATAAACACAATGAGCCTGTACCGTCTGGATATCCTCATTTCTGTATACCATATCAATCATTCCGCGGTACCCAATCTGAAACTGACATTCTAATCTTCCTTTATTCTTAAACGGAATCAAATAGGCCTGTCCAAGTGGGGTGTTTGGTTCTAATCCAAGTTGTGCTGCGTTCATCAGTGCAGATAAAAATGTAATCTGACTACACTCTGCAAGTTTCGGAGTTGTATTAACTGCCGAAAGAGCCATTCTTGTAAATCTTTCTGGTGTGATTACTTTCGGAAGGGCTTTTTCAATTTCTGGCTTCATTGCATTAATCATATCCGCAATGTTCATGCCCTTTGTAAGCTTTGTTTTCTGGTTATTCTTTTCGACTAACTGTTCTTTTACTCCCATGTTAAATCCTCCTTATGCAATGCCTTTTACAGTGAATCGTCTGCTTTTTCCTACATTAATACAGTCTTTATAAACTTCTGGATACTCTGACTTCAATTTCTTTGTATCAACTCGCTTACTCTCTACTGTTTTCCACTTCACTTCATATGAGTTACTATATGCCGTTTCTGCTTCTTGCATATATTGTTTAACTTCCTGCTCAATTTGTTTCTTCTCAACTCCAAGCTTCTTTTCCAAGACGGTGATCTCTTCTCTTCTTTTCAAAGCTCCGTCATATGTAGTAATATCAACAGATTGCTCTGGATCACTGTCTGCATATCTGGAATTGATATAAGAATCTACAGAAGAAGAACCATCTGGCGCCGGCATAACATTTGCAATTACGTTATTCTGCCAGAAATCTTTTTCCAGCTCTTCAATCGTGGCAATCAGTTCCTCATCTCGCTCGATGCGGTGCCAGATAAACTCCTTGCCAAGAATTACACAGGCAATATACCAAGCATCTGCTCCGGTTACTGCCATATAGTGATTACATTGCACTTCATATTCTGGCGGGATAGAACCGTCTGCCCATTTATCTGCAGAAAAAGCCGATGCTGTTTTACATTCAAGTCCTGCATTTTCCCCAACGACCAGGCGGTCTACATTGGCAAGCATAAAAGGAAGTTCGGAATGAGAAAATATCGCATTTGCCCGTCTTACTTTCTTTCCGGTTTCCTCACAAAATCTTTCTGCTACATACTGCTCCAGATCTCGTCCCTGTCTCATTGCTTCGTTATCAAACTCTGATGTCTGTTCTGTAGTCTTGTCTAAAAATACGGATACAGCACTTCTATATTTATTTACCCCACAGATAGCTCCGGCATCGGAACCACCGATGCCTTTCTTTCGATAACGCAGCCATTCTTCATGTGGCATTTCTAACGTACTTACTACTTTATTTAACTTCATATTGCTTACCATCCTTTCTACACATTCATGCTATGATACAGGTTTGTTTAATCACTTTGCTTTTGTTCTTTGCATAATTTTCTGCTTCTGCCATTGTTCCGTAGAAACATTCTAGATTTCCATCTTGCCAGCGAATTATTTTCACTGGATTTCCTTTATTTTTCTTGGAATACTCCATTTTTCTGCATATCCATTGCAATCCACCATTCCAGTGCAGCTTTCCGTTCTAAGAGGCGGGGCGATGTAGGCTGTAGTTCAAGAGCAGATTCCGTCTGGTTGTACTTGTGTAATACAAAATTAATTATCATGTTTCTCACCTGCCAGTTTTTCAAGATACAAAATGCATTCATTATATGTAGCTTTCTGCTCCTCTGGTGCGTTATTATGCATATAAAATTGCTTATCCCATTCTTTTTCCTCAGAGATTTCGCCTTCCATAGCAATTACTTCTGTCGAGTAGTTACTATGTCTAAAAATAACATGGTTTCCTGCCTGCTGTGCTGCATATACTTTTTCGAGCAAAAGCTTAATCTCTTCCAATCCTAAAAACTTGTTTTCTTCTGTAATCATAATTTTCTCCTTCCATTTTTCTGGTTTTGTGTTACAATTTAGTTGAGTTATTGCCTATGTGCCTCATTGGGAGTTGCCGCTCCCTCAGGCACATTTTTTTCATATTCCTTGGTTTTGTCTGTAAACAGCTTTCATAAATGTTGCGGCTGCCTGCTTAAACGCTTCCATTCTCCGTTGTCTTTCTTCCTCCGGAATATCAGGTCTGTGAATACGAATAACACAATTTTCACGTTCCAAAGTGATTACTTCTTTTTCCATTCAATTGCTCCTCATTTATGTTCATATTCATGTTTATGTACAACAGCTTGTCTGTCTTCTATTTTTATTGGTTCTTGATTAATTATCTCCCTCCTATCCTGCTTTCTCAGCTCTACATAACATTCCAACCGTATCAACTACACCAATATGCCGTCTATAATAAACGATACTATGCTTACAATCAGTGATGATAGCGAAAGTATTGTTGTTGCCCATTTCATCTTTCCCCCTTGTTTTTTACATAAATTTCCTGTATAATACAAATGTTATCTATCAGTTAAACAACTAAGGAAGTAGGTGTTTTAGTTTGAAAAACTTCTTTAAGGATTGGGGAAACTATCTTTCTTTCGCCCTTGCTTTAATTCCAACCATTTTGTTGTATATCTTTCCATCTGGCACTAAAGTTCCATTTTTTGTATTTGTTTTAATACTTCTTTTCTTTTTATTGTCCCTGTGGCTAAATATAAAATTCTTTTTAGATTCAAAAGATGCCCAGTGCCCTTCTATAGAACTACTACAATGCAGTAATGAACGAATTTTATGCCGCCCGAATAATTTGCTTTCCCATCATTCTATTGTTACGTTTTATGAAAATAGCAAAGGATTTGAACAGCTGATTTGTTATGGATATGTAGAAATTATTAATAGTAATGGGCTTGCTCAAATTACTCTTTGTTCCACCGCTTGTTCCTTTGATAATCCCTTTGCATATATTTCTTCCAAGCGTAATAGCATTATCGTAAAACCAACTATAACAACTGATATACTTGATGATTTGAATAATATATTTTAGGAGGTACAACATGTATAAAATCGCTACTATTCTTAATGACTACAAAGTAGTTATTAATGCAGGCTCAGAAAGTGGTGTCTGTGCAGGTCAAAAATACCTTATTTATTGTCTAAGTGACGACGAAATTTTAGATCCTGATACTGGAAAATCCCTTGGATACCTTGAAATTGTTAAGGGTACCGGAGTTATCACCCATGTTCAAGAGAAAATGGCTACTTTAGAATCTGCTACTTTCCACACTAAAAAAAGAGAGCTGACCCCTGCCGCATTTCGAGCCTTAAACTCAGTTATAAAGATTGCTGTCACAGAATCCCCTGCAAAGGAAATAGAGTCCGAAAAGCAACAATTGCCTTTTGAGAATCCAAATATTGGAGACTTTGTTAAACAAGTCAATTAATATGGCTTATTCGTATTATCATTAGTATGAATGATACGATACATCCTAAAATAAAACTCACTGTCCGCTGGTTAGATATTGTGTTCTCCCAGCGGTTTTTTTCTACTATTTTCTCAACCATCTTATTGAAAGTTTTATTAAATTTTCTCAATATTTTTACCTGCCCCTCCTATCCTGCTTTCTCATTATCTCTAATCATTGTCAAAATTCTCGCCATCGAGATGGCTGACTCAAGAGCAATCTGCGTTTCCCTTGGATATGTGTCCCATTCTTCAATGACTTTTTTAACTTCTTTAAGTCTCTTGCCTTCTGTTGCCTTTGTCATGTTCTCACCTCCTTGTTTTCTTGACTATGTGGTTATTATAATCTTCATTGTGGGATTTGTCAATTATTTTTTTATATTTTTATTGACTATGTGGGATTTTGAGTATATAATTTCAATTACAGAAAAGAGGTGAATTTTTTGGAAGACTTAAAAGATAGAATTAAATTGGTTAGGAATCATTTTAATCTTACACAATCTGAATTTGGAGCTAGAGTTGGTGTAAAAGGTAATACTATTGGAAATTACGAAACAGATTTAAGGAAGCCATCTGAGGCTGTTATCTTCTCAATTTGCAGGGAATTTGGAGTAAATGAAGAATGGCTTCGCACCGGTGTTGGTGGAGAAGATAATATGTTCATCAAATTATCTGCCTATGACAAGGCATATAACCGTTTTGGATATGTTATGGAAAATGCATCAGCATCCAAAAAGGCTGCGTTGACTATGTTGCTAGAATTGGTTTACAGAACGTCAGATGAAGAATGGGATCTCATTATGAAGGAAATAGATGAGATAAAAAAGGGGGAGGTCTAAAAGACCCTCCCCTTCATTCCTCTCATTATGATTTTTATTCTCTGTTTCTGATTTTTATTTAGATTTCGATACAAGTCTAAAATTTCTTTTTCCTCCATTCTTTCTCTGCTCATTTCTTTTCTCTCTTCGTCCTCTTTTTTCATTATGTATGCTCCTTTCTTCCGAAAGTCTGTTCGATTTTATTTCATTATACAAGCCGAACATATTTTCGTCAACTTGTAATTTTTGTTAACTCATTTCCTAAATTGTATCATATTTTGCACCGCAAAACCGTCCTGTCCACAAACGTGGACACTTTTTTCATTTGTATTCTGAATCGTATAAATCTTCTATCCTTACATGCAAATGTTCCGCCAACTTCTCCATCGTGTCCATCCTGGGTATTCTTTTACCTGTGGCGATATTGTGCAGTGTAGATTTACTGATGCTGGTTAAAATTTCTAACTGTCTATATGATAACCCTCTGCTTTCCATCAGTTCTGCTAAAAGTATTTTCATCTCGTCTCCTATTTGGCATTTTTAGCTTTTAACTTAGGATTATCTTATTTACGATAAAAATACGATGTTTCTTTGCAAAATAAAATTACAGGTCTATCTATATTATGATAGATTGCGTAATAAATAATTTTATTAATCCTCCTTTCAGTTCCAGTGTACTAAATTTAAAATCAAAAGAATTTTTGTAAGAAAGCTTCAAAACGTATCCTTTCCACCACCCGTTCCCCTTTTTGCTTATAAAAAAGTGATTTCTTTCAGATGTGCTATACTGAAATTTTTTCTTAAAAATGTTCCTATAAATTAATGCAGTCTTCTTTTCTTGAAAGACCCCTTTTGATTTAAAAAATATATTTTCATCATTTCACAAAGACGGTCAATACTTATATACATTTCACAATTTTTAGTGTATAATTGCACTTATAACTATTTAAATTTTTATTCATATGAGGAAAAGGAGAAAAAACTTATGAAAAAGAAATTATTAGCTCTTAGTTTAATTGCAGTAATGTCATTGTCATTTACTGCCTGTGGTGGCGGAAATACAAATTCTTCATCCAAGGCGGATACTAAGGCAGAGACCGAGGCTACTACTGCTGCTGCAGAAGCTGCTACCGAGGCAACAAATGAAAATGAACCAAAAGTCGAAAAATCTGATGGGATTACAAAAGAAATTTACTACACAAATAAAGAGCTGGATATCAAGGGAACTACCGGCACAATCAACTATACTATCGACCAGATACAAGTATCGAATGTGACTTTTGACAATGATGATATTGCAAGTGCCGCAGAGATGAAAAAAGGCGATAAAGGCGCTTTAGTCGCTATACATATGACTGTTGAAAATACTTCTGATGATACTACATATTTTTATGCAGATCAGGCAAACATGGTAACTGATACAAAAGAAAAAACTACTCCTAACGTATGGTTTAGTGACAGTATGGATGGCGAATATAACGGAAAAATCAAAAATGAGGGTACATTAATGTACTTCTTCAAAAACTCTGATGCAAAAGATATTAAGTCAGTAAAATATACTGCCGACGCTCCATCAAACGAAAACTTTGAGCCGAATGGAAATGAAGTCGTAGAAGAAATTTCTTTACAATAAAAATTAACAATTATTATCTCTTTACAACAGAGCAGCGAATAAGCTGCTCTGTTTTTTGTAGTCAGTTTTCTGACTAAATACGCATTTTTTAGTATACTGACTAAAAAAATCACGCATGGAGGTTTCCGGAAACCTCCCCTATTTTCAACAAAAGTCTTTATCCCATTATCATTTTTCAACATTTCCTTGCACATATGTTCTGTACGCTGTATAATAATCCTATAAATAAAAAAATCCGGTACTGGCAATACCGGATTCGTAACTTATCAATCATCGGATGACTGATATATAAACTCAAATAAATTATATCATACATCCTGCTGTTTGCATAGGGTGTATTTTTTATACCCTTTTTTAGGGAGGTAAGCAATGAACTATAATGATTCAAAAGGCATTTATTTAATGTATCTCAGAAAATCGCGTGCTGACGAATATAATCAAGATGTTGAAAATATTTTAAAGCGACATGAAGAAGAACTTCAATCCCTTGCCAAGCGTGAATTTGGCGAGCTTATTCCTGAAAAATATATTTTTAGAGAAGTAGTCTCTGGTGGAACCATTAAAGACAGGCCTTTGATGAAAGAAATCTTAAAAATGATGGAATCTGGAATAATAGCAGGAGTCCTTGTTGTTGACCCTCAGAGGCTTTCTCGTGGTGATTTATTAGACCAAGGGCATATAATCAATGCATTTAAATATACTAATACTTTAATTATAACGCCCTATAAGACTTATGACTTAAACGATACTACCGGAACAGATATGAAATTACTGAAAATGGAATTGAATCACGGGGCCGATTACCTGGATTATTATAAGATGGTTCAAGCAAGAGGAAAGCTGGCATCTGTGCGAGCTGGTAATTTCATTCAACCTATTCCACCTTTTGGCTATAGAAAAGTACGTTATGGCAAAGTAACCACTTTAGAACCCATAGAGGATGAAGCCAGAATCGTGCGAATAATATTCCAGAAGTATGCCGAAGGGAAAACAATATGTGGGGTTACAAACGAATTAAATGCAGAAGGATATATACCTCCTAGCAAGCAGATATGGACTAAAGGAAGCGTGAAACGGATTTTATCAAATCCTGTGTATGACGGAAAAATACGATGGGGATTTACCCCCAATAAAACGGTAATGGAAGATGGAAAATTAAAAAAATATCGCCCCGAAAGACACGATTATCTATTATTTGATGGGAAGCATGATGCAATAGTTAATCACGTTTTGTTTATGTCTGTTCAGGAACGTCTGTCTAAAAATAAATCCTTTACGAATGACCGCTCTTTAAAAAATCCACTTTACGGAATTATGTACTGTAAAAGATGCGGCAGAAAAATATCAAGACTAAATGTAGCAGAATCACGAGGAGGACATCGTTATGCATGCCCTAACAAATTATGCGATGTTCAATCATCGAGATATGATTTAGTAATAGAGGCTGTTATTGACACAATTCAGTGTGCTATAGATGATTTTGATATTACCTTTCATGACTGTAATTCATCTGGTTCAGACGAAAAAATTAGAGAATTGCGTCAGGAATTAACTAGACTGAACAATAAAGAGGATACTTTATTTGAACTACTTGAAACAAAAGTATATTCAACCAGTGTTTTCACACAACGCCATGCAGAGTTAGAGAAAAAACGACAAGAAATCATTGGCAAAATCAACACCCTTTCCCTGATACCTCCTCCTGAATCTTGTAACGACAAGAAAATGCGTTTTAAAGATGCACTTCTTGCTTTAAAAGATGAATCTATGCCCCCAAAAGAAAAAAATCATTTATTAAAGAAATGTATAGAAAGAATTGATTATGATATAGAGGGAGTAAGATATCACTCAAAAGTCAAATTGGATGTTTATTTTAAATTTTAAGCGAGGTGTTTCAAAATGCAGGAAAATGAAACTTATGTAATCTATTTGAGAAAGTCTCGTGCAGATAGCGAAAAATCTAGTTTAGAAGAAGTATTTGCAAAACACGAATCAGAACTCCAGTCACTCGCTGAACGCACTTTAGGCAATCGTATTCCTGAAGATAAAATCTTTCGAGAGGTTGTATCTGGCGAAACAATCACAGATAGACCTGTTATATCTCAGATATTAAAGGTGATGGAGTCAAAAAAAATTAAAGGGGTATTTGTTGTTGATCCACAACGTTTAACACGTGGAGATTTGCTTGATAAGGGGCATTTAATTAATGTATTTAAATATACTAATACAAAAATCATCACTCCTTATAAAACTTTTGATTTGAATAATGACTTTGATTTAAAGTTGTTCAAGATGGAATTAGATAAGGGTTCTGATTATCTTGAATATTATAAAATGATTCAAGCTAGGGGACGTATTGCTTCTGTAAGGTCTGGACAGTATATTGGGAGTACCGCTCCGTATGGTTACGATAAATATTCTTACAAAGAAAATAAGCACACAGTAAATACTTTGAAGCCTAATTCTGATGAGGCAACGGTTGTTCAGCTCATCTACCATTTATATGTAAATGAATCGCTGAGTTACGCTGCCATTGCAAACAAATTAAATACCATGAACATAAAACCTAGAAAATCTACCTCTTGGAGTCCATATAGTTTAAAAGAAATTTTACACAATCCGGTATATATTGGTAAGGTTAGATGGAATCGCAGGAAAACTGTAATGAAATATAAAAACGAATCTTTACTTAAAACAAGGCCTATAGCCTTGAATGATTCTATTATTTCAGATGGCATTCATGAAGCTATCATTGATGAAGCTCTTTTTGATTCTGCCCAGGAGTGCAACGGTAAGACTCCAAGAAATCATAGTAGTAGTAAACTTATAAACCCTTTGGCCGGATTAATATTTTGCGGTAATTGTGGCCGAGCAATGAGTTACAAGACATATAAGAATAATGCCGGAAGCGAAAAGCAGTCTCCTCGATACTTATGCAATAATCAATCTAATTGCCATACTAAATCAGCAAAAGCAACAGATGTTATAAATCAAATAATTAGTGCTCTTGAATGCTATATTGAAGATTTTAAAGTTAAATTAGAAAATGATGACGGAAATTCCTTCAATGTTCGCTCTCAAATTATTTCTGTTTTAAACAAACAATTACAAGACCTAGAGGTTCGAGAAGAAACGCAATATGAAATGTTAGAAAACAAAATTTATACTCCAGAATTATTCAAAAAGCGGCGGCAAAAGTTATTAGAAGAGCGTGAAGTATTATTAGATAAACTTCAAGAAGCAAAGGTGCAAGAACCCGTTAAAATTGACTACCAAGAAAAAATTATATCCTTTACAGATACTGTGGAAGCCTTAAAGAATCCAGATATAGATATTTTACAAAAAAATATGCTACTAAAAAAATGTATAAAAAAAATAACATATACAACTGATAAGGAAAAAGGAAATCGTTGGAGAGAAAGCACTTTTGAGATTGATATAACTCCTCTTATTTAAATATTTTTATCAATTCCATCATAAGTGTGCTATTTCTATGGGAGGCTCCCAGGTATTTTTAGAACCAGGTGAAACCCAGAGCGTAGACACTATGATAAAATGTATTGCTGTCTCCTCCGCTAACGATGCATGTGTGGCGTATTCGCATAGTAGGAATTAATTTGCTACCTGAAATGGATTACGGAATCTGTAATAAATATCCAGTCCACCATCTTCATGAACTTCTATTTTTTCTATCAATTCAATAACCACATCTCTTGTAAGCTTCTCAATATTAATATAATCCTTAAAAGCTTCTACCCATTCATCATGCTGATTTTGAAGAGAATTCTCATCCGCTAACTTTGTAAGAATTTCTTCTTTCTGCCTTTCTAATTTGGATATTTCCTCTTCATATTCTGCAACATAGGAACGATATTCCTGTGGTGTAATCACCTCTTCTATATAGCCTGTGAACGCTCTCTTTTTAAACTTTTGGTATTTTTCCAATTCTGCATCTACTATCTGTATTTGCTTTTTATAAAATTGTTCCCGGCTATCTATCTTCTGGACTTTATCCAAATCGCTAATATCATCCTCTGTAAGTATCTTTCTTGCTTCATTCTTTATAGAAGATAAAACCGCTTCTTCCAGCTCCTCATTTTTAATCATATGACTTGGACAGTGCTTTTTCCCCATCGTTTTATATATCTTGCAAATATACCCGATACTGCCCTTTTTATTTTCTTTGGCATAAGCTCTATTCATAGCATGTTTACAATCGGCACAAAATAAAATACCTGCAAATATATTATCGCTATACTCTGTATTTACAGATTTTCTTTTTATTTTCTGTATTGCCTGAACTCTATCAAAGGTTTCCTGATCTATAATCGGTTCATGAGTATTATCTACAACAATCCACTGTTCTTTCGGCAAACGTCTCTTTTTCTTATCCTTATAAGAAATTTTTATATCCTTATGCTGTACCATTTTACCTAAATATGTCTGGTTATTTAGAATCATATGTACCGTCTGATAACACCATGTCTTTGTTGTATCTTTTAATTTGCTGTTATAGTAATTTTGCTGTAGAACTCGCGTTTTATATAAAGACGGAATCAAAATATTTTCTGATGATAATATAGAAGCGATATGAGCTTTTCCATTTCCCTCTAAATATAATCGGAAAATCTTTCTCACAATACTTGCTGCATATTCATCTATTATTAAATGATTATGGTCTTCTGAATCTCTCATATATCCATAAGGACATGAAGAACCTACAAATTTACCCTGATTCATTTTGGAGAGGAATACGCTTCTTACATTCTTAGACAATGTCTCACAATACCATTCATTAGTAAGTCCCTTCACCTGTCTGGTCATCTTATTATTTTCATCCATCGTATCCACGCCATCTACAACACCAATAAATCGAACACCCCATAATGGCAGTTTGTGATGTAAATATTTTTCTGAATGTTCCAGATTTCGAGTAAATCTTGACTGGCTTTTCGCAATAATAGTACCAAAAAGCCCCCTCTCTGCATCCTGCATCATCTGAGAAAATCCCGGTCTGTCTTCATATAGTCCACTCTCATCATCATCGGAATATATTTTAACAACCTGAAAATTATGCCGCATTGCATAATCACTTAACATAATACGCTGATTAATAATACTTTCGCTATCATCCCCTTTATTCACTTTATTTCTGTCTTCTTTTGATAATCTTAGATATAATACTGCTTTATTGTTCATCTTTCACCTCATTAATATTATGATATCAGGGTCAAAAGGTCAAAACTCCGTTCATGTTTCTGGATTACCTGCTCCATACAATCTTTCAAATTTTTATCACCATAAATCACATTTACTTTAATAACTCTGCTTTTCTTTTTGCTCATAATGCCCTCGTTTTTTTCTACTATGTATATCACCCTTTCCAGAAAAATATATTTTGTCCATCTATTAAAATTAAATTTATTTTCACTTCCATAAATACGCAAAAAGAGTACCAGAACTTTAGTATTCTGATACTCTTCTTTACAGTATTTTCCTTCTTTTTAATTACAAATATAATCGCTATTGCGGCTTAAATAGTTAATTTTATAATAATATTATTTTGAAATAAGTCAGGATAGATTTCATTCAAAATGTCTCGCATTCTTAAATTAGAGGATTGGAGATACTTTCCTTAATTTATCAAAACAACAGTTGAAGTCCCATTGCAATAATCCACATATACGCACATGTCTTTGGAATCATCAGCAATCCTACTTTTGGTTTTGTTTTGCTAAATAATGTTACAGGAAGGTAACAGCCAAAGGAAATAATAATCGCTGCGACCATTCTTGTCATATGGTATCCATTTGCATTTCCAGATATCGCATACAGAATAATGACTCCTATACCAGTAACAGCAAAAACTGCATTCCTGATAATCGATAACTTGAGATTTCCATCCTCTGTACACCAGTTATTCTGTGGAAGAATACAGACAGCAATTCTAATGATCGCAGAAATCCATACCATTGCTTTTACTGCAGCAGGTATATTAAAATCTGGGAAAGTATACTTCCAAACATACATTAAAATAATATAAAATACAGTCATTGTAATTGAGGATATCTGTAACCCAATCCCAAGCTGTTTCTTTATTCTGTCATTCGTTCCACGTGCAGCTCTTATGATTCTAGGTACTAAATGAAATGCATCTCCACCGCAAAGAGTTAATGTTAATATTCCATAAAGAATAAATAACGTATTTCCTTTTGCATAGGTGAAAAATAAAATTGCTGCTACTAAATCAAATATCAAATATCCGGCATCAAATATCGCTTCCATAATATCCGGCATCTTTGGCTGGTATTTTTCTTCTCTCAT